TGGTCAGTCTGTCGAGCAGCACCCGCTGAAGGACCAGATCGAGGCCGACCGCTACCTCGCGTCCAAGGCCGCCGCGAGGAAGCCCGGCCTCGGCATCAAGTTCGCCAAGCTCGTTCCGCCCGGTTCCACCTGATCCCGCTCCCCCATGCTCAAGACCATCGCCAACATCCTGAGCCGGGCCACGCGGGGAAGCACTCCCAGCGATCTCTCCCCCTCCTCCGCACCTGCGCGAGGCTCGCATGGACGCGAGCCGCGTGCGGGAGGCGGAGCACGTCGGCTCGTCGTCGCCAAGTTCGACTCGGCCAAGACCACTCCGGAGAACCGCAAGCACTGGGCGAACGCGGACGGCCTCTCGCCCAACGCCGCGATCAACCCCGAAGTGCGGCGTGTCCTCCGGAACCGCGCCCGATACGAGGTCGCCAACAACTCATATGCCAAGGGCATCGTCCTCACGCTCGCCAATGACACCATCGGCACCGGCCCCCGGCTGCAGATGCTCACTGACGACGCCGACGCGAATGCTCGCATCGAGGATGCGTTCGAACAGTGGTCGCGGGCGGTCGACCTCCCCGGAAAGCTCCGCACCATGCGGCTGGCCCGGGCAGAGAGTGGCGAGGCGTTCGCGCTCCTGATCAACAACCCCGGCATCGCGTCAGCGGGCTCGCCCGTATCGCTTGATCTCAAGCTCATCGAAGCGGACCAGGTCTGCACGCCCTTGCTGCGACGCGGGCGGAACGACGAGATCGACGGCATCGCGCTCGACGCGTGGGGTAACCCCTCCGCGTACCGAGTGCTCAAGCGTCACCCCGGTGATAGCGGCGTGTTCCGCACGCCGATCGACGACCTCACGGCCTACGACACGTTCCAGGCCGCTTCGGTCGTGCACTACTTCCGTCCGGACCGGCCTGGCCAACTCCGCGGCATCCCCGACATCACACCGGCGCTCCCGCTGTTCGCGCAGCTCCGCCGGTACACGCTCGCGACCATCGCGGCCGCCGAGACCGCCGCCAACTTCGCCGCCGTCATCTACACCGACAGCCCCGCCAACGGCGAGGCCGATCCCCTGGAGCCGATGGACGAGGTGGAACTCGAGCAGCGTCTGGCGACCGTCCTTCCCGGCGGCTGGAAGCTCGGCCAGGTCCATGCCGAGCAGCCGACCACGACGTTCGGCGAGTTCAAGCGCGAGATCCTCATCCCTCACGAGATCGCCCCGCCACGCTGCCTGAACATGCCGTTCAACGTCGTGGGGGGCGGCGGGGAACTCCCCGAGGTACAACTACGCCAGCGGTCGCCTCGACCACCAGGTGTACTACAAGAGCATCCGCCCCCCACCCCCGCGTCGAGCAGCACCACCTGCAGCTCGCGGTGCTCAATCGCATCCTCAAGGCGTGGCTCAACGAGGCGGTGCGGATGCAACGCGACCCCGCCCCCCACACGTGTTGAGGGCCGGGTCGCGGGGGTTTGTTCGTACTGAGATGGATAAGCCACGGAGGCCGATCAGCGGCGCCGACGCGCGGCGAGCAGGCCGCCCATGCCGAGCAAGGCGAACGCACCGGGTGATGGCACGACGACTACGACATTGTCCAGCAGCGTACCGATGTTGCCGTCGACGTTGCCGACGAACGACAGCAGGCTGGTCGAGCCCGCGCCGCCCGTGACGTTGTACGAGAAGGTCTGCCACGTGCCGAAGCCGGGAGAGGACAGCGTATCGAACAGCACGCCATTCCAGAAGACCGACACGCCGTCGGCGATTCCGCCGAGGCTTTGCGATGACAGGGCGAAGGACAGAATATAACCCTGCCCCGGCGTGGTCAGCAGGGCTTGCTCGATGCCGCCCCGCCCCGGGGTGCCTGCGAGTTCCACCGACTGCACGCCATCAAAGGCCCACCCCGAATTGGCATAGATCGCCGCGCTGACAATGTCCACGCCTTGGATGGCTGACGGAGCCGTTACGGTCCAACCCGCGATGCCCGTGGAACCTTGGTAGTAAGCCTCAAAGCCCAACGGGCTGGTGATCAAGGGGTTCTCGAATGAACCGTTGACAACGATGCTCGCGCTGGCCGAACCGGCAAGCACCGCGACGCCAGCGAACACACTCATGGTCTTGAACATCTCTCTCTCCTCTAAGTTGCTAGGAATGCACGAGGGTTCCGCATGCACTACAAGTTTGCATGGACTCGACCCTTTTCGCTAAAGGTACTGTGGAATTCGCGATGCGGCAAGGCGATTCTCTGTGAAAGTTGCGCTCATGGCTCTGCACGGACAGGCCTGGCGGCAAAGGTCTTCAAACTGGGTAAACCTCCGTACATATCGCGTATCCTGGGCCGCCATCCGGTGCTCTGCTGGACTGATAACCCGTGGCAACTCGGTACGTTCGGAGAGCAACCCCATCGTCGTCGGTTGATCGTGTCGGCCTGGCGAGCGTGATGACCCAAGGGGCTTGCCCACGGCGATTTCGGGATCTGACCGAGCCATGAAGGCTCTCAGCAGGCCGTTCCAAGGCACAGATGGGGCCGTCGAGGGCTTGGACGCGGCAGAGGAATGCTGGAATGGGGCAGGAGTAGGGCTGGACAGGACAGAAGAAGGCTTGGATGGCCTTGTCGAAGGGTCAGTCCAGACGGTCGAAGGGGCGAACTTCGTCGTCGCCGGGCTGAATGCGACTATCAAAGGGCCGACGCCCATCTTCCAAGGTGGCTTTGACGAATCGGGTGTCTGAGCGACGGAAACCCGCGTGCGCGGCTCCGGCGATCGCCGGCACGGCGCAGAAGACTGCTGACGGAGGAGCCATGTCAGCGATCTTTGCTCCTGCGCCCTCCATCTTCGTCTTCCGGATCGCGGTCTTTTGGTGGCGTCGGCGATCTTCGTGTCCGCGCCCTCCATCTTTTTGTCCGTGCCAGCGATATCCGCGCTCAAGTCGGCGAGTTCTCTGCCCGAAATCTCGTGAACACGCCCGCCTTGCTGGGCTGTTGTTCGCCGCGCACCGGACTGCGCGTCGTTTACGCAGGCCATCGAGATCGCTGCCAAGCGGTTCAACGGCGGTCTGGGCTTGCAGGAGCTGCTCTTCGAGGCCGCGATCGCCAACGGCTACACGGGCCGCACGTTCCGTGACAGTCGCCGCGTGCTCGAAGCCGCGTTCGGACGCGGCATCGAGGCGGGGATGACCACCATCGATGTGGGCGGCATCCTCTCCAACGTCGCCAACAAGTTCCTGCTGGAGGGCTTCTTCAGCGTCGAGCGTGTGTGGCGGAGCATCTGCGCCGTCCGCAACGTCAGCGACTTCAAGACGGTCACCAGCTACCGGCTCATCGGCAAGGACCAGTACGAGCAGGTCGCTCCCGGTGGCGAGCTCAAGCAGGGCACGCTCGGCGAGGAGACCTACACCAACAAGGCCGACACCTACGGCCTGATGCTCACCATCGACCGGCGCGACATCATCAACGATGACATGGGCGCGATCACCACCGTGCCCCGCAAGCTCGGCCGTGGCTCTGGCCTGAAGATCAACGACGTCTTCTGGACGGCGTTCATGAACAACGCGGCGTTCTTCAGCGCCGGCAACAAGAACTTCGTCTCGGGCGCTGACACCGCGCTCGGCATCGACGGCCTCACCAAGGGCGAGGTCGCCTTCATGGACCTCGTGGACTCCGACGGCAAGCCGACGGGCGTGATGCCGGCGATCATGCTGGTGCCGACGGCGCTCTCGGCGATGGGCACGCAGCTCTACAAGAGCGTCGAGCTCCGGGACACGACGGCGAACACCAAGTTCCCCGTCGCCAACCCGCACCAGGGCAAGTTCCGCATTGAGGTCAGCCGTTACCTCTCCAACGCGCTCTACACCGGCAACTCGGCCAAGGCGTGGTACCTCCTCGCCGACCCGAGCGACCTGCCCGTCATCGAGATGGCGTTCCTCAACGGGCAGGAAGCCCCAACCGTCGAGACGTCCGACGCGGACTTCAACATGCTCGGCATCCGGATGCGTGGGTACCACGACTTCGGCGTCAACCTGCAGGACCCACGCGGAGGCGTGAAGAGCAAGGGCGAGGTGTAAGCCGTGCCCACAGAGGTGCTCACCGGTGCTGGGGGACTCGGAGACGAGCTCCCCAGCATCCCTGGCGACGGAATCAATCAGCAATCGGGCATCGACTCCGATGGCCCCCCAACAGATGGAGGTTCAGGAATGGCTTCAGGACCAGCAAAGTTCGTTCAGGAAGGCGGATCGATCGACTACACCCCCGGCGCTGACGTGCTCGTTGGCGCGGTGGTGGTGCAGGCCGATCTCATCGGTGTCGTCCAGTCCCCGATCAAGGCGGGCCAGTTGGGGTCAATCGCCGTCACCGGCGTCTTTGAATTCAACAAGGCAGTGGGCGGCGGCAGCGCCATCCCCGCGGGCACGCTGACGTACTGGGATGCCGCCGCCCAGAACGCCACCAAGAACGCGGCCGCTGGCGCGAACAAGCTGCTCGGCAAGGCGGTGAAGACCACCGTCGACGCCGACACCATCGTTCGCGTTCGCCTGCAGCAATAAGGAGGAACGCGTGGGCGACCTGCTCGATCGCGGCGCAGCGTTCCTCGAATCGCAGCGTCACCAGCACATGACGCGGAGCGTGGTCTACCGGCGGGGCGCGGACGAGAAGGAAGTCCTGGCCACCATCGGCAAGACCGAGTTCGAGCAGGCGGATGACGCGGGCCTCATCCACCGAGTGGAGTCGCGGGACTTCCTCGTGCGGACGGAGGACCTGGATCTGGGCGCTGGCCCGATCCTCCCAAGGCCGGGCGACCAGGTGCGTGAGACGGTCGGGTTGAGCGTGTTCGTGTACGAGGTCAATGCCCCCGGAGGGCAGCCACCGTTCCGGTACAGCGACCCGTACCGCAGGGTTCTTCGGATTCACACCAAGTACATCGCAACGGAGTAACGATGGCAGAAGGCAACGGACAAAGCGGTAGTGCTCGGTGGGCCGGCGTGGTCGTCACGGTTGTGCTCGCGGCGGGCGCGATGACCATCCAATGGGGCGTGGTGACCACCAAGCTCCAGCAGGTGGAGAAGCGGCTCGACGAGTTCATCGGCGAGGCCCGCAGCATCCGCGCTCAGTACGCCGAGATGGAACGCAAGATCTGGTTCCTCGAAGGCAAGCTGTCGGGGCTGACTTCCAACTCGCCGCGCCAGAGCGTGCCGACGACGGGCTCGCCCGTCATCGGAGGTGGCCCGTGAGCACGATCGCCGCCCTTGCCGACGCTGTCGCGGCGCACATCAACGCCGGCACGTTCTCGCAGCCGCTCACGGCTACGCGGATGTTCCAGCCCGCCTTCACGCTGGAGGACCTCAAGGACCTGCGTGTCTCGGTGGTGCCCCGCACGCTGCAGATGTCACCGGTGACGCGGGACAGCCTGGCGATCGAGTACGTCGTCGATGTGGGCGTGCAGAAGAAGCTTCCTGCAGACAACGCCGACGCGGTGATCGACGAGCTGCTCACGCTCGTGGAGACGATCGCGGAGCACCTGCGGTTCAAACGACTGGAGTCGTTCCCCGACGCGGCTTGGGTAGGGATCAGCAACGAGCCGGTGGTGTCGAGCGAGGCGCTCGAGCAGCACCGGGTGTTCACGAGCGTGCTGAGTGTCACCTACCGGGAGCGGAGGTAGCCATGCGCAACACCATCATCTTCGGCGTGTCGATGTCCGACTCGCTCAAGCCGCTGGCGGAGCAGAAGACCATCTCCACCTTCACGCTCACCGCGTCGCACAAGAACACACAGGACATGCTGCTCTCGGACGGCAAGACGGACCCCATCGAGGTCGCCCCCGGCACGCAGTACTACTTCGAGCGGGTCAACCTGGCGGACATTCTGGTCAAAAGCAAGGGCGGCAAGATGGTCTTTGTGGTCTGCCACAGCGCCGAGTGAAAGGAGTCAGCGATGGCAATCAAGCTCGGCATGGAGGCGGTCCTCAAGTACAAGGTCGGTGCTGGGGCCTGGACGGAACTCAAGAACGTCAAGGACGTGACGCTCAATCTCGAGGCCGGAGAGGCGGACGTCACCACCCGCGCTAATGCGGGCTGGCGTGCGACCGTTGCCACGCTCAAGGAAGCCAGCGTCGAGTTCGAGATGGTCTGGGATACCGGCGATGCCGGGTTCACCGCCATCAAGAACGCCTTCTTCAACAACACGGCCATCGGGATGCAGATTCTCGATGGGGCCAGCGGGCAGGGCCTGCAGGCGGACTTCTCGATCACCAACTTCAGCCGCAGCGAGGCGCTCGAAGAGGCCATCACCGTCTCGGTGACGGCCAAGGTGACCTATTCGGCCACGGCACCAACGTGGCTGCCGGGAACCTGAATCGAGTTCACACTTCATGGAGGCACGGATGCGGCAGTTCAAGGACAACGCGGGCAGGACCTGGACGGTGGACATCAACGTCGCCACGCTCAAGCGCGTGCGCGGGCTTACCGGCGTCGACCTCATGCAGGTCATCGAAGGCACGCTTATCGAGAAACTCATCCGCGACCCCGTGCTCTTGTGCGATGTGGTCTACGCGGTCTGCAAGCCGGAAGCCGACGCAGCTACTCCAAGAGTCTCCGACGAGGAGTTCGGTAAGGCGATGGCGGGCGATGCCATCGAAGCGGCCACGAGCGCACTGCTGGATGAACTCGTGGGTTTCTGCCCGAGCCCGAGGGACCGGGCCAACCTCGGGCGGGTGCTCCAGGCCACACACCGCGTGATGGACAAGGCACGCGACCTGACGGAGAGGCGGATCCAGACGCTGACCAGCGAGGGGGAACTGGACAAGCTGGTGAGCCGCGTGCTGTCCGAGGGGGCGACGCCTGGAGACTCCTCTACCAGTGCGCCGGAGCCGTCGGCGTCGATCCCGCCCTGCTGACCTTCCGCGAGCTGATGGACATGCTCGAGGGGCGGCAGCGCCACGACTGGTCCATCGCCGCCGCGTTCATGTCCGTCGTCGCCAACCTGCACCGCGACCCCAAGCGCTCCCGCTCGTTCAAGCCCGCCGACTTTGACCCATTCACCGTGAAGAAGCCGGTGCCCAAGGTGCCCGTCACCGTGCTCAGGGACGTGTTCATCAACGGGCAGATGCCCGCCGATCTCAACCACTTTTAAGGAGTTCAGCACATGAAGTCATGGAAGACCACGCTCGCCGGGATCGCCGCCATCGTTGCTGCCATCGCCACCGCGGTCACTGCCCAGTTCGACAACGACCCCGCCACGCTGCCCGACTGGACGATGGTGATCGCGATGATCACCGCGGGTGTCGGGCTGGTGCTCGCACGCGACAACGACAAGTCCAGCGAGCAGGTCGGCGCGGGAAAGTAGCCCCGGGCGGTCTGTCGCGCCAACGTGTCCGCACGCTCCTTCCCCGAGGACCGCCCCCCACACCATGCAATGGCTCGTGCAAATCGTGGCAGCACTCGTGATCGGCCTGCTCAAGTGGCTGGAGAACCGTCATGTCCAATCGAAGAACGCTCTCGAAGCTCGCCGTTCTGCTGACACTCTGTCTCGCATCGGGGACCGGGTGCGCACCTGGGAGGACCGTGCTCGTGGCGGACGACAGCCCGCTGCGGATCGCGCCGGGGATGACCGGGCAGGTCTACCGCCTGGTGGGTGAGCCGCCCACATGGGTCCTTGGCGACGACACCGTCACGCTCCCCGAGGGGTGGTACTGCGTCCCGCCCAGGTTCGTGC